ATGGATTAGGTGCCTTGCCAACAGAAGTTACCGGAGTTGGTAGACTTAAATTTCCTAAAAAATATGAACAAAATCAAATTCTTTTAATTACCAATACAACTAAAAACGAAATTATATATGATTTTAGTGACCCTACTGCAGGTGCTGTAAGAGAATTTATTCGAGACGAAACTGACATATTTCCGAGATTGTTAGAATGGGCACAGGGTTATACACAATTAACTTTATATTACAATACCAGTACACATGCATCTACAGATTCTATTCAAATTTTTGTTGATGAAAACGAATTAAGAACTAGACCGTATCAATTTGGTACTGATGCAATGGAGCGACAAAGAATGGCTGCTCCGCAGGCCATGCTTGATGCTGACTTTGAATACGGATTGCAGCCTACTAAATGGCAAGCCATTTCGACAACTAGAGGATATCCATCGACATACGAAATTCCGGGTAGTGATATTCTAGTTGTTTCAGTAACAACTGATGCATCATCTACTACAAATAGTATTGGCCCTAGTATAATTACAGTAAATTGTGTTAGTCCTCATTTTTTAACAGCAGGAACACCAATTAGTATTAAAGCGTTAGCTAGCTCGGTAACTGGATTTAGTCGTGCTGAAGGAACCTTTTTAGTTAATACTACTCCAACAGCAACATCCTTTACCTATTTTAGTAAATCAAGAGTTGGCTCAATCTCTGGAGAAGTATTATCTACATCCTATACACAGTTGCGTGTTTCTGGATTTTATACTGGAGCAAATATTGGTGGCCCGACATTCTCTGTAGCTTCTCAAGGTAATAGCGGTAGTTTTATTACAAATTTAGATTATGTTGCAGGAGAAAATACTCTTGCCTTCACTGGGACAGCCCCACAAGTCGGTGATCCGTTAACTAGCAACTCAGCTCAATTTCAAGCAACATCAAGCGCAACAACAATATTTGCGTCTTCTCTAGTAAGTGGAAGAATAGCAGTTGGACAAAGATTAACTGGCGGTTCATTGCCTGTTGGAACTAGAATTACTGAACAACAGTATGGCGGAAATAATGATTTTGTAGTTCAAAGAACTGCAACCGGTACCAGTGGCCAGAGCACAATTGTAGTTAACTCTGCTGCTCAAATTGTTATAGGACAATTAATATCTGGCAACAATACAACTATTGCTGGACTTCAACCAGGTACTTTTGTAAACAATATTGCTGGCACAACAATTACTCTTAGTAAAGCGTTAACAGGTAATATCAATACAACAGTGTCATTTTATACCCCAGGCGGTATTGGCGCTTATACTACCAGTGTATCCACAAGCCTTGTTATAAGTACCCTAGTTAACGCATCTGCTTATAATGTAGGTACGCAGGTATCTGCGATAAGAGGATCTGGCGGAGTAGTTGTGACTGCGTTTGCTACACAAAACGTTGAAGTTGGAGCTACCTCTTTTACATTATTAGATGCTAATGGAGTTTTGCCAGGACATCTTATCAATAATGGTTCAAATAGAGCGATGGAAGTTAGCTCAGTGGGCGGGAACACTGTAAGTTTTCTTTCAGGAAGAACTACAAGATTAGTTGGATCTGATGCAAGTTATACGAATTTAGCAGGAACTTCTATAGCCAGCGATGGCGCCGGCGCAATTTCAAGATTTACAGTTAATGCACAAAATCAATACGAATTTGCAACAGCCATTTACGAAGGCGAAAATTATGTACAAAATGATTTGTGCAAAATTAGTGGAGATACCCTAGAAGTTTACGCTAGCACAAGATTTTTGTCTAGATTTAATATTCCAGAAGGTAGGACAGCTCAAGATTCTATAGATTTTGAAAACTTATATAATGGAACTACTCCATCTACAAGTGGTGTAGGCCTATCTTACAGTCAGAAAAAATTTGGTAGAACATCAGCTCAAACAGCAAGGATTGTTGGCGGTATGATACAATACGCTGCCAGTAATGATTATAATACGTTTGGGAATTTTAGTTTTGAAACATTCATTTATATCCAAACTATTAGCGGCTCAGGCGCAAATTATATTGTTGATCGTAGAAACACTTCTACTGACAATACTTGGTGGATCTATGTTGATGGCACCACTGGCAATTTAGTTTTTGGCAATAGTCTTAACAGTATTACAATAACAGGCACAACCGATGTAAGAACGTTATTAAACCAATGGATCCACATTGCAGTTAATAGATTAAGTGACGAAATAAAACTATGGCTTAATGGGGTACAAGAAGGTCCTACAGCAAATGATACTACAAACTATCAAGGAAATACTCAATTGACATTAGGTGGTACATTTGATATTAGTAGCACTAGCGGAATTAATGCATTTTTTGACGAAACTAGATTAAGAAATGTGTCAACTTATTCTGACCCATTTACTCCGACGTCGAATCCGTTTCCAGCAGATGCTGTAGGAGCTACTCCTGCTAATGATATAACATTTAGAGTAGCTACAATTACATCTGGTGGCGGAATTTTAAGTGCCAGTAATATTACCGGTACACTACCGGCTGGACAATCGTTCTCGACAGGATTTATTGCTAGAGGAACGGCAGTTGTACAAACGCCTATAGGTAATGGTGCTTCATTTAACGTGAATAGAGTTTCTGGTTCATACACAGGAATAACACTTAGCCAATCTGGGACAGGATATTTGGTAGGAAATTTAATAAGAATTCCGGAGAATTTGTTAGACGGGGAAGGAAACCAAAGTAGAAATTTAATCTTATCAGTGACTCAAATTGCTGCAGGTGGCGGTATTATATCAGTTTCGACTATCTCTGGAACTGCAAGATCAACTGGCGACCCTGTTCAATTCTTGTCTAGTATTGATATAAGTGACGGGCTATCCGGTCCATTATTAAATGGAACTACAACAACATATAGTGCTATTGCAAAAATATTGGTAACATTTCCAAGCGGGCATGGATTAACTCCCGGATCATCAATATCGGTAGCTATTGGTTCCGGCGGTTCTAATCATGCACTGGCTTCGGGACCTTTCTTTGTTGAAGATGTTCCGACTAAAAATACTTTAAGATATACCGTAAGATCTGCAGGACTTATTGGTACATCGCCGGGTATAACTGGATTGATCTATCCAAGAACTGATGCATTCTTCCTACATAGACCATTCGATGGAGGTGTGTTATTAAGCACAGGCACCCCAAGTCATGGTGCTCAAGCAGTACGTATGAGTAAAAAATATATTCGTTACCAGTCTGGTAAAGGTGCAATGTATACTACAGGTGCTCTTTTTGCACCTAGCTACGATATTAGAGGAATTGTTGCAGACGGAACTGCCGTAAACAGTTTAATAACAATCACCATCGATGATAACGATCACGGATTACAAATTAAATCCGATGTAAGAATTAGTGGTGCCATAACTGTTGGATATAACGGTGACTACGAGGTTGTTGAAATCCTTGACGAACGAGTATTTAGAGTAAGAGCACAAACTCAATTAGGTAATGTAGTTGCTGAAATTGGTGCTCAGTGTCAAATGGCTCATACGGGTTGGCACGGAGCCTATGTAAGAGCTGGCGCTTTTGATGATCAAAATGGTATTTTCTTTGAATTTAATGGCGATGAAATGGCTTTGGTTAAAAGATCTAGTACTTTTCAATTAGCAGGTACTGTATCAATGAATGTTGATTCAAATTTAGTTACCGGAAGTAACACAAGATTTAGGGATCAACTACAAGAAGGCGATAGGATTATTATTAGAGGAATGACACACTTAGTTAGTGATGTAATAAGTCAAACTTCGATGACTGTTAACCCTGACTTCAGAGGAGTTGTTAACGTAACAAATGCTAAAGTGTGTTTAATTCAAGATTATAGAATTCCGCAATCAGAATGGAACCTTGATAAGTGTGACGGTTCAGGTCCAAGTGGTTATATCCTCGATGTAACTAAAATGCAGATGATCGGTATGCAGTACTCGTGGTACGGTGCTGGATTTATCGACTGGATGTTTAGGGGACCTAACGGTGATTATGTATTTGCACACAGATTAAAAGGAAATAACCTAAATACCGAAGCTTACATGAGAACTGGTAACTTACCTGTACGATATGAGGTGTTAAATGAGGGCGGTAGATCTAAATTAGCAGCTACAATAACATCATCTAGCACAAACCTTACACTAAAAGATGCACAATTTTTTCCCGAGGTTGGCACAGTATATTGTGAAAATGAACTGATCAGCTATACTTCTAAGTCTGGAAATGTATTGGGAGGGTTGACTAGAGGAACATCTTATGTAAACTTTTCAGCCGGTGCTCAGCGTACATTTACTGCCGGGGCAGCAGCAGGTCATGATGCCAATGTCGGTGTAGTATTAGTTTCGTCAACAGCTAGTCCTTTAATTAGTCACTGGGGTAGTGCGTATATCATGGACGGTCGTTTTGATACAGATCGCGGATATATCTTTAACTATCAGATCACAAATCTTGCAGTTACAAATTTAAAAACCACAGCGTTTGCAATTAGACTTGCACCCAGTGTATCAAATGCTATCACAGGAGATTTAGGAGAACGCGAGTTATTAAACAGAGCACAATTATTACTTAACTCTCTAGAAGTTGTTGGTGGTAATCCAGCATCATCGGATTCTTTTATTATTGAGGGTGTGTTAAATCCATTAAACTATCCGTCATTGGCAGCTGATATTACATGGTTTGGTCTAACTTCAACAGCGCAAGGCGGTCAACCATCATTTGCACAAATTGCCAATGGTTCGTCAATTACGTTTGCTGGATTTGCTCCAGTGGCAGCAACTCCGACTACTGGTTTTAATACCACTCCTAAAGCTAGATTAAGATCAGCTATTTTTACTAGTAGTCAAGTAGCCGATGTAAGATTAGGATTTGTAGTTTCTGCAACTGGCGGTGTTCAGTCTGGTACTGTGGTAGAAAGAATCCAAACAGATTCTCCAGGAGCTGGCCAAACTACAATTACAATTTCCAAAGACGTCACTGCGGCTGTGTCTGGAAGTGTAACATTTACTTCACCAACATACGCACAACCGGGTGAACAGGTATTTGCGTTTGCTTCTCCACAGGGCGTTCGCGAAGTGTTAGATCTTAGTGAACTAAAAGAATTGACTTCTACTGCAATTGGCGGAAGAGGTACATTCCCTAACGGCCCAGACGTATTGGCAATTAACATTTATTCAACTGGTACTGCTGCTGTTACTGCTAACTTAATTTTACGTTGGGGTGAAGCGCAAGCTTAAGAAGCAAGGCGCTCTAGCTGTTGTCTAAGTTCGTGTAATTTAGAAGAGTCCTGTCGTTGAGATGACAGGACTTTTTTTATGTCATCAAACACAATATTTTCAATCTTAGTATCAATTCTGTTCACAAGGTTTTTGTAATCTCTTAAAAGAGATTGTGCAATAACACGCTCTTGTGCGTCGATAATATTATCAATATATGTTTGATATCTAATAATATCAGCATGATACGAATGTAATTCACTGATTTTTAAACTCATAGTCTTGACTCATAATTAATACTGTATCTATTTTTGTTCTAATTAAAGGATTAGTAATAGTTAATTTTAAACCCGTGTGTAAATTTTTTGGAATATCTTCTAAACTAGACCAGCACATTGTTTGAACCTCTGTAGTCAAAAATTCTTCTTCAACTAAACATATGTAAGTTCCGTATTCAAATCCTTTATCTTCACTGAGATACAGTTCGATTGGTAATAGTTTTCCTTGCGATTTTTTATATCGTTCTATTAATTCTTGACCACTTTCAAAAATATTTTTACTTTTTTCAAAAGTAGGTACAGTCCATTTTAAATTTTCATGGATTAATAAAAATCTTTTAGTTGATGTACAAAGAAATAAAATACCTGCACGTTTTTGCATCAAGTACTTATTAGAGATCCATTCTAAAACGCCAGTAACCTGAACGATATTCTCCCTCAAAACTTTTGAGCCATTGAGTTCCGTCCCAGCGATATTGAATACCAGTTTTTAAATTTTGAGTATAAACTGGTAACGTATTGTTTACATTGCTAGCATCAAACACTATTTGCCATCCTGTACCGGTGTATTCAATAATATCATTAGCACCTGCTTGGAATTGTTCCCATGCAAATACGCCTGTTTTTATTTGACCAGTTGTCGGATTGTTGTCTTGTTCACCGTCATATGTTTTATTTTCTGTAGTTATATCATCTAGTATTAGATATCTGTTTCCAGCCGCAACTGTATTGGCTTTAGGATTAAACTTAATTGGATCAATAATAGCATCAATTGTTGTTCGTCCGCTAATAATAGTATTTGAGGGTTTTTCATCAATTGTAATTAATAGATATGTCGAATCAACTTCGTTGACTACAAAAGATCCTCTAATTTCAAATCCGTTAGGTTGTAAGAAATATATTTGACTAATACCAGGACGATATCCTTCATATTGTTCAAGAATAGTATTCCAATCTATTCGTTTGCCTAGTTTTGTTGGAGAACCGTTTTCTAATGTTTGAACAGCTTCTCCTGGACTTAGTACACTTAAATTATAATCGTTAGCTTGACCGTTATTGCTTTTTAGTAATAACACACCAAAATTACCCGGAGTGTTTACATATTTTAATGGTGGAGTTCCGTTATAAACAAGATCATTGATATTTCCTACATCGCCTTGGGTATTAAAAATATTCATAATGATATTCTTAACAACTCCAAGACGCTTGACCTTAGCCGGTGGAGTAATATAAATGGGCATTTCGCATTCTATCGTACATACATCAATTTCTGATTCCGTACCCTGAGGAATTGTTCTTGAACTAAATGTTAAATTTTTTAAATCAACAACACTTAAACTAGTCCAATCAATATAGTTATCTGTAGTTTGAATTTCTAAACTAGGGTTAAACAGAACCAATATCTGTTCTATTAATTGCAATTTTTGATCAGTATTACTGGTCCAAATATCAGCCTTCATTGTAAGTTTGAAAGGAGTAGGCATTAGTCTTTCAACAGTATAGCCACCACCTTGCCCACCTTGATAGATAGGTTCACCAAAATTATCAAATTGATTATAGGTGCGTTCTCTAATGTTTAGTTTACTAACAAAACTAGCATCTGATATTCTAGTGGTGTCTAATTCTAAACCACTGATATAGCAACTAATTCTAGGAACTGTTGGTAATTTATTTTCACTATTTTCTTTAATAATAGCAGCTACTGATCTTGATAAATCACCGTACATCACAGGAACATGGCGAAGATCACCGTCGCCGGCTTGATATTTAAAACCGATGAAGATTCGCATAAACTGTGTTACGTATCTTCTTATTTGTCCATCATAGAAAAAATCCATTAGTTATCTGCCTTTGGTCGTAGTGCTTTACTTAAGCTTTGTTTTTCATCAACGGTTTTTCCATTGATATTATCAGTGTTTGTATTATTAATAAAACTGGCTTTTTGTGTATTTCTAACATTATAACCTTCAAAACGATCTCCGGATTGTGTATCTGTAGGTCCAATATTGCTCATTGTTGTTCTAGCCACGTCTTCAACTCTCACCCAATATTTTCCATTATATCTAAATAATCTCTTAGGAGTGTAATCTGTTCTAAGATGATATTGACCCTCTTGTGCATTAACTGGAAATGCTAAACCGCTGGTAAATGGGGAACCGTTGGGCGCGGAATCCTGACCTAATAGATAACCGTCATATCCTAATCTATCAGCAGTCTGTAATACCATACTGATATCAATTTGACTGTTTGAAGCCGCAACCTGAGCGGTATCAACAGTTACTAATTCTGGTTTACCTTCTTCGTTTACTTGAACAGTATAAAATGCACTGGTATTGTAACCACTCAGCGGCGCATCAGCTTCTGCTTGATCTAATACTGCCTGAGTAATTTGCATTTCTCGTTCGTAGGTACTCATAACATCTCGCAGTGTTTGATTTGTACCTTCGCCCGCAACGCCATCTAAAATATCTTTAAATTCTTGACTATCGACTAGAGGTTTGCACTTAGCACGATATAAATGCGGATACCATGTTGCACTAAACCCTTCTGCTGCACGAGTAACATCTTCTATAACGTAAAATCTTTTCAATGCAAAATTTAAATCGTTTAATGCAAAATCATCTTTTAAATGAGGAAGTTCTATAACATCCCCACTGATTAATTTTCTACCAATTTTTTCAACAGTATCATTTATATGAAAAGTTATAAAAATTGTATCATTTTGTAAAAACAATCCAAATTGACTTAGATTAAAATCTAAATCCTGTATGTTATAAACACCACGTAAAATATAAACATCTGGATCATATTTGCGATCTCTATTTTCTAAAAATAGCAGATCTTGTATTTGTGTTTCGGCTGGACTTCCCTGATATTCTGGGGTGGTAGGAGTATTTTCCAGCGCAGATGTTGATTTTGGTCCTACGTATTTGTGTATTAAAACGTCAGTACCGCCCACCTGGAACATTTCCCAAATATTTTTATCTATAAATTTGTAATCGTTGCCTTTTTCAGGACGATAAAGTGAAAGTCTTGGCATAGTACTATATTTACCGCTACCGATAAATACTGTATGAGCCAAATTAATCCTGAAAGACAAGCTGTTTACGACTACTGCAAAGCCATGCTGGGCGATGGCATGATCGACGTAGAACTAGATCCTATACATTACGAAACAGCATTAAACAGAGCCCTAGCAACTTTTCGCCAACGTAGCGACAATGCTGTAGAAGAAAGTATGATATTTTTAACTACAGAAATTGATCAAAACGAATATATATTACCCAAAGAAATACAACAAGTTCGTCAAATATTTAGACGATCGGTTGGTTCTAGATCGGGTGGCGGCGGGGGTGGCACTGTATTTGAACCGTTCAATTTAGCCTATACAAATACATACTTGTTATCATCTACTAATATGGGCGGACTAGCTACCTATGAACTGTTTGCTGGGTATCAAGAAATGGTCGGAAGAATGTTTGGTGCATTTATGAACTTTCATTGGATTCCTCAAAGTAGAAAACTAGTATTACAACAACGACCTAGAAATAACGAAGAGCTTATGCTTTGGTGTTATAATACTAGGCCCGATAGTTCAATAATCAACGATACCTATGCTAGTCAGTGGATTAAAGATTATAGTTTGGCTAACTGTAAAATGATACTAGGTCAAGCCAGAGAAAAATTTGCACAAATTGCCGGCCCAGCTGGCGGAACTAGTCTTAATGGCACTACATTAAAAACAGAAGCTCAGACTGAAATGGATAAACTAGTTGATGATTTGATGAAATTAGTTCCTGGCGGTCACGGCTATACATTTATTATTGGTTGATTTTTTACTCTAGATAAATTATAATACTCTAGTCTAGGAGATATTATGATTATAGGAATCTGCGGTTTTATTGGCAGCGGTAAAGATACTGTTGCAGACTATCTAGTAAACTTTCATGGCTTTAGACGAGAAAGTTTTGCATCTACACTAAAAGACGCAGTATCCTCGGTATTCGGCTGGGACCGTACGTTATTGGAAGGGCGTACAAAAGCCGCTCGTGAATGGCGAGAACAGGTAGATCCTTGGTGGTCAGAACGCCTTAACATACCCACACTCACTCCTCGCTGGGTACTACAGTATTGGGGCACAGAAGTATGCCGTAAAGGCTTCCACGATGATATTTGGATTGCAAGTTTAGAAAATAAACTTAGAAACTCTAAAGATTCGGTGGTAATTTCAGATTGTCGTTTTCCTAATGAAATTAAATCTATACGAGATGCCGGTGGTATTATTGTATGGGTAAAACGTGGCGCATTACCTGAATGGTACGAATGGGCATTGAATGCAAATCGGGGCGAGACAGGTAATATGTCTTGGGCAACCAGCAAGCATAATTTAGAAAAAGCGAGAATTCATGCTAGTGAAACTGCTTGGGTCGGTACTAAGTTTGATCACGAATTGGATAATGATTCTACTATTGATGAATTATATAGTAAAATTAGAAATCTGGTACAAGATCCCCCTGACGCCAACGAACGCCCTCTTTATGTAGGACTCTCTGACAGTTTGCACATACAGTCTTAAGATTATTTGGCCGACAATTGTTTAAATTTTCGTCTATATGATAAACATCAAACTGTTCTGGATGTTTACTGGTGTAACCACATTTATCACACTTGGATAATTTTTTATATCCCGCTCTATACCATTTTGGTATAACATCATCATTGCCGTAAAGACAGGTTTCACACTTACTTCTATAGTAAGTTTTACCATTTTTATGGTAATTAACTGCTGCGGGCCGTAAACCACACTTACATAAGGGTCTCATAAAAATATTTACCCTTTTTGGCCCCTTTTCTTCTGGTTGTAAGCTACCGTTTTTTCAAAATGGCAATAAATATATTAGAGTATTTAATACCGGGAGATTTATCAGATGGCAACATTAAATTCACCAGGCGCATCAGTAACCGTCATTGACGAAAGTTTCTATACGCCAGCAGAGCCAGGTACAGTTCCACTAATAGTAGTGGCTACCGGACAGAATAAAACAAATGGCGCAGGCACAGGCACAGCCGTAGCGACCACAAAAGCAAATGCAGGTAAAGCATTTAAAATTACCAGTCAAAGAGACTTAGTTGATAACTATGGGGTTCCTTTCTTTGAAAAAACAGTAAGTGGAACACCAGTACATGGATCTGAAAGAAACGAATACGGTCTTTTATCAGCGTACAGCTTATTAGGTGTATCCAATGCTGCTTTTATTGTAAGAGCAGACATTGATTTAACTCAGCTTGCTGGAAGCACAACAGCCCCGGGAGCGAACCCTGACAATGGTGACTGGTGGTTAGATACTGCCAACACCGCATGGGGTATTTTTGAATGGAATGGAAACGCAGCCAGCACAACAGGCGGTCAGAAATTTGCATCAAAGACTCCAATTGTGTTAACATCAGATGATAACGTTAATCTTGAAAATAGTGGTTCATATGGTCGTGCTCCAAAATCAAGTGTTGGAGTTCCGGGCGACTATGCTGTAGTTGCAGAAATGAATGAGACCTACACTGTTGATAAAGAATCTGTAAAGATTTTTTATAAGAGAGATACCACTTTATTAGGTGGCGATGCTTGGGTACTAGTTGGTTCTACTGCATGGGCTGCTAGTCATGCTACAGTAAAAAGTACAGTAACAAGCCCATCAATTACAGCTGGACAAACATTTTTAATTAACGGTGTAACTGTAACAGCTACTGGCACTGATGCAACATCTTTAGTAACAGCAATTAATGCACTTAACATCAACGGCGTAACCGCAGCAAAAAGCTTTGATAGAGTATATCTATACACAGATGCTACTAACGACGATAATGTTGGCGATTCTGCTAGATCAAATGCAATTATTATTGCCAGTGGCGGCGGAAATTCTGGAACAATCTTAACAGACGTTGGACTTACTGCTGGTACCTACTACGGTCCACAGTTACAAATGAGTCCACATACACAGGTTCCTGAATTTAGATCAGACGACACAAATCCACGACCAAGCGGTAGTGTATGGATCAAAACAACAGAACCAAATATTGGATCTCGTTGGAGATTAAAACAATGGAGCAGCGGTACAAGTCTATGGACTGCTAAAGAATCTCCATTATATGCAACAACACATGCAGCTATTTTTAATTTAGATAGAACAGGCGGTGGCACAAATATTCCGGTCGATACAGCATTTATTCAATATAATTCAACAGAAGATTTTGGATACGATAACACTCCACAGACAGCAACTTTCCGTGTATGGAAAAGAAAAGTTGCTGGACAAACTAGAGTAGTATCTGCTCCTGTTGCAGCAAATACATTTATAGCTGGAACAAATACTTTTACTATTCGAGAAATGGTAAAAGGTCAGTTAGCTCTTGACACAGCAAAAACTGTAACATTTACAGCAACCGCGGGTGCTTCTGATTCTGACAGAATCGCTACTGCAATTAATGCTTTAGGATTAACACAGGTTGAAGCAAGTGTAACCAGTGCAAATGAAGTTGTAATTGTCCACAAAACAGGTGGAGATATTAGATTCACCGACGGAACGAATGTTCCATTGGGTAAAATCTTTACAGCATTTAACCAATCGGCATTAACAGGTACAGCTAATTTATATTCTTTAGTTGGTATTGGTACCGGTGGTACTTTCTTAGCAAGTAACTGGTTACCATTGTTTAACGCATCGAATGATTTTAAATCTAAGAGATCTGCGCCGTTAAACGAGCCAGCTG